CCGGCGCAACAGACGGCACAACCCGCGCAACGGCGCCGGGTCAATTTCGAGGCGTGAGGCGAAAGATGGAAGAAATCGAGCGTCTCGAAATCGACCCCGATCGTTTCGAGATCGGCCGGACGATCGCGTCGATCGACGAGTCGACGACCGTCCAAATCGGCGAAGGTAAGGACCGGCTTCTGGTGCGCGCGTCGCCGCGGCGCGAAGGTTGCGGCGAGTGCACCTTTTGCTGCACCGCCCTCGGCATTAACGAATTGCAAAAGCTGCCGATGACCCGGTGTCGGCATGTTGCCGGAAAGGGCTGCGGGATTTACCCAAACCGCCCCAAACCATGCCAGGAATATGCCTGCGGCTGGTTGCTCGGCAATTTCGATGCGCGCTTCCGGCCCGATCGCGTCGGCGCCTCGGTGACGTTCTATGTCGCGCCAGACTTCGGGTTTTATGCGGTTGTCGTCGTCAACAGCGCAAAGGTCCACCACAAGCGGCTGCGCCAGCTGCTCGATCGGCTGTTCAGTCAGCTGCCGGAAATCCGCGTCATCTATGACGACAAGCACGGGTCGATTTACCGCCACGGTCAGCCGCCGCAGCGCTTTCGCATGATGGAACGGCCCCCGGGCGATTACGAAAACGCGCTCTACCTCATGCTGGATTGATCGGCGATGAACATCGAAATCGCGCTGCGCAATTTCCGCGGTTGCGAGCGCGCCGATATCGAATGCGCGCCGATCGCCCTCGTCGCGGGCAGGAACGCCGCCGGCAAGTCGAGTCTGGCGCAGGCGACGGGTGCCGTGTTGTGCGGCGCCGGCTTGCCGCTCGCCGGTCTCGCGAAGGCCTCGGCCGGATTGCTGGTCAAGAGCGGCGCCAACGAAGCACGGATCGTGATCAAGGGAGAATCGGGAACAGCGCGGATCGATTGGCCCGCCTGTCAGCCTTCGGCGCAGGGCGAACCGCCGGCGGCGTCGGTTTATGCCGCGGGACTCTTGAGCATCGCTGTTGAAGCGCCGGCAGACCGCGCCCGAACCCTCGGCAAATATCTGCACGCCGACCCGACGCGCGAGGATCTCGCCCTCGCCCTCGCCGACGAAGATATGGACAACGATGCAGCGACCGTGATCTGGAAATCGATCGAGGCGCAGGGCTGGGATGGCGCGCACACGCTGCGCAAGGAAAAGGGCACCGAATACAAGGGCGCCTGGCGCCAGGTCACCGGGGCGAACTGGGGCAACCGCGTCGGCGCGTCGTGGGTCCCGGCCGGTTGGCAGTTCGAATTTGAAGAGCCAAAGGAAAACGACCTGCTCGCCGCTCTGGCGCTCGCCAAGGGTAACCACGACAAGGCGATTGCCGCCGCCGCCGTATCGGGGGCTGAACGCACCCGGCTCGCGGCCGAGGCAGCGGCCGTCGAAGCCCGCAAGGACACTTTGCAACAAGCCGAGGCGACTGCCGAACGGCTCGCCGGCGAGCTTGTCGTCGCCCGACAGGCGCGCGCCGCGCTGCCCCCGGGGACTGTCGATCCGGGCATGCCGTGCCCGCACTGCGGCGCGTTTGTCATCTTGCGCCGGGTCAATCTCGCCGAAACTCGGCTCGAACCGGCTGAGGCGGCGCCGCCCGCGGGCGAACTCAAAAAGCGCCGCGATGCGATCGCCAGAACCGATGGCGATGTCAGCCGGTTGGCCGGTCAGGTGGGCGAGGCTGATCACGCCGTCGACCAGGCCCGGCTCAGTATGCAAAACGCGCTTCTCGCTCGCACCAGTTTCGACAAGATGCCGCCGCCGGCCGAGGCCGAGATCGATGTCGAGGCCGCCAAGGCGAAGGTCGCGGCGGCCGAGCAGCGGTTGACCGGGTTTCGGCAAAAGCGCAAAGCCGACGACTTGCACGACAAGATCATGACCAACAACGCCGTGATCGACATCCTGGCCCCCGACGGGCTGCGAGCGAAAAAGCTTGGTCACGTCCTCGAGCTGTTCAACACGGCGCAGCTCGGCCGGCTGAGTCTCGCCGCGAGCTGGAACCAGGTCACTGTCGATGCCGAAATGACATTCGCCTATGGCGGGCGACCCTACGCGCTGTTGTCGACCAGCGAGCAATACCGGGTCCGCGCCGTGCTGCAGGTGGCGATGGCGCATCTCGACGGCTCGGCGATGGTGGTGCTCGACGCCGCCGATGTCCTCGACGGTCCCACCCGCTCAGGCTTGTTCGATCTGCTTGATGAAGCCGGGCTGCCGGCTCTCATCTGCATGACGCTCTCGCGGCGGGAGCAGGTCCCGGACATCGAGGCGGACGGGCTTGGCATGTCCTACTGGATCGAGGACGGCGTCGCGCAGCCGCTGCACGAGCTCGCCGAGGCCGCGGCATGACCCTCGACGATTGGCTCGCCGCGAATTGCCGCTACATCGAGGCGACGGTCCAAGACCTGCCGGCGAAGGGTGACTTGCCGCCGTTTTTCGCCGCAATGAAAGACGGTATGCCGATTGTCGTGGGACTCGATTTTCGGATGCTCGACAAGGCCTTGGCGGTCAATCTGTTTCAGGCAGTTCTCAAACGCGCCGGGGCCGATCAGTACGCGATCATCGTCGCCGCCTGGTATGTGAGGGTGCGCCAGGACGAAAATTTCGACGCCACCTTTCGACAACTTGATCGAGAAGGTACGGGCGGCGCCTACAAGGATCAGCGGCGCGAATGCTATCAGGTCGTTGTCGGCGACCGCGAGCGCTCGCTGGGCGCGCTCTTTGACGTCGAACGCGACTACAAAGGCAAAATCCGCCGCCTGATCCGGCAATCGGGCACGCCCAAAGATATGTTCGGCCGCATGGTCGATCTGCTGGTCCCCCAGACGAGGCACTGAAATGGCGCGAATAGACGATGGGAACGGCGATCTCCCCGACCTCGGCCCGTGCTGCATGTGCGAGGGCGGGCCCACGCACAACCTGATCATGTTAAGTCAACGCGGCGCGATCCCCGGCCACGGCTGGGGCTGCGTCGTCTGCGGCCTGCCGCTCGACGGCGCCTACGCGGTGCTGTGCGAGGCCTGCATCATCCGCTGGCAGCAAGACGAGACCCTGTTGACGGTCGCGTGCCGTGGCTGGCCCGGCGAGGGCCGCATCCCGATCGCGGAGTTGCCGGCGGGCGCGTTCGATCACGATATGAGCAAGCACCCGGAGGAGGCAGCCCGAGCCTATAAATCGAAGTGCCACAAGACCCAACGCCGACCGTGAACTAACCCCTTGACAATACACGCGTTTTGTGTATAATGGCTCGCGTTCGTCTAACCTTTCGTCAGCGCGATATCACGGCGGCGATCAAGGCGGTCGAACGCGCGGGCCACATCGTAGCTCGCATCGAAATCGAGCAAGACGGTAAGATTGTCATTATTCCGGCGATTCCCGGCAACGAAAGCGAAGCACGGGAAATGAACCCTTGGGACGAAGTGTATGAGAATCAGGCTTGAATACGTCAAAGAATATCGAGATCGGCATGGGAGATTACGGCGCTACTTTCGACGGCGCGGACAACCGGATATTCCGCTGCCTGGCAAACCAGGCTCACCCGAATTTCAGGAAGCCTACAGCGCCGCACGTGCTGCGATGCAGGTGCGTGAAATCGGCGTCAACCGTTCGGCGCCGGGTAGTGTCGGTGGCACCATCGGCGCCTACTACACGCATAACGGCTTTCTCGGGTTGGCGAGCGGCACTCAAAAGGCCCGACGCGCCATCCTCGAACAATTCCGCAAGGATCATGGCGACAAGCCGTTGCGGCTGATGGATCGTGGGCATCTCACCAAAATACTGAGCGCCAAAAAACCCTTCGCCGCTCGTAATTGGTTGATGACTCTACGAGGATTGATGCAGTTCGCGGTAGAGATGGGCATTCGCGCCGATGATCCGACCGCCGGCATCGACCCGGTGCGAGCCAAGCAAGGCGACATTCACACCTGGACCGAAGCCGAAATCGCGCAATTCGAGACATATCACCCGATCGGATCCCGACCGCGATTGGCAATGGCGTTGTTGCTCTACACAGCGCAACGACGCAGCGACGTGATCAAGATGGGACCGCAGCATGTGCGCGACGGCGTCCTGACATTGCGACAGCAAAAGACCGGAACCCCGTTGGTGATCCCGGTGCACCCGGAGCTCGCGCAGATCATCGCCGCCTCGCCCTGCGGCAATCTCGCCTTTCTCGTCACGGGCGAAGATGCGCCGGTGCCCGGCGTGCCGATTTCAAATTCTGGCATCGGAAACGCCTTTCGCCGCTGGTGCGACGAGGCGGGTCTGCCGGCGTCGTGCTCGTCGCATGGTCTGCGCAAGGCGGCTTGTCGGCGGCTCGCTGAGGCTGGCTGTTCGGCACCGCAAATTGCCGCGATCAGCGGTCACAAGAGTCTTCGGGAAGTTCAACATTATATCGCTGAGGCCGATCAGGCACGGCTCGCACGCGCAGCGTTTGCGCACCTCGGACCTCCAAGCGGAAGCGGGTCGCCGCTACCGCATCGCAGAACATCTCGACAACGCGACAGTGTCTAACCTTTCGCAAAAAAATGTCTAACCAAAGCGCAAGTCGTTGAAATAACACGTCATTTTTTCAACATGCAGATAGCGGCAGGAGGCGCACTAGCCAATGTTTTCAATCACTTACGTTGTCTAACCAGCCTTATCCTCGTCACAGATTATCAATGACTTAGGGCAGAAATGTCTAACCTCAGCACCGGGGCAACGCGGAAGCGGGTCGCCGCTTCCGCCTATGCGTCGAGGAGGATCGCCAGCGCCTCCTTGTGACGTGAGTCGAGGCGCGCGAGCCAGCCTCGGCCGAAGGTCGCGAAGGTGCCGAGCCCGCGATAGTAACGCTCGTGGCGGGCCCGGAGGTCATCGATCAACTGTCGCGGGTCGGCCTGCGCCGCGGCCGCCAGGGTCTGCGGGCCGATTCGGCCATCGACGAGGACCCCGAGCACTTCTTGCAGCAGTTGCGCTGAACGGAAGGTGCCGGCATTCACCCCCATGTCAAAAACCATATGGTCGACGCCGTGCGGGAGCTGGCCCGCGCTGATCGGGTGCCAATAGTTCTCGCGATAGATCTCCCGTGCCGTCTGCTCGCTGATCCCACGGAGCTCGTCCTTGGTCGCGTTCGGGCGCTTCGTCCAGGCGCGATAGGTGGCGAGCGTGATGCCGCGGTTGGTGGCGCCGCCGGGGTCGGCCGGGTGGTCGACATAGCCGCCTTCGTGCCTGAGCGTGTGATCTACGGCGCGCGGAAAGTTGTCAGCCATCGGATTTACCTCATGGTCATGTCGGTTGCGTCCGCCGCGGCGTCGGCCTTGGCGGTCGCGGCGATCGCCGGCTCGGGCGGGGTCTTCCAAGCGAAGTAGAGCAATCCGACCAGCGGCGAATTCGGCCCAGGCGGGATCGGCACGGCACAGATGTAGCGAATGCCGTCCTCGGCCAGGCGGCGGAACAGGATGCGCTCCTGCTTACCCAAGGGGTCGCCGCACACCGCACTGCCGCGCAGCATTCTGACGATTTGCGCCGGGTCGGAGGTCTCGACAAAGACCGGCAGGCGCGCCGGCGTCATCGACCAGGCGCCGCCGCCGCGTTGGCGGGCGAGCACGAGCTGCTGGATGTTGCGCGACAGATCGACCCCCCAGACCATCGCGAGGTCGACCGTCGTGTCGGCCAGAAGACTATCGAGCGGCGCCGAAACGTCGCTGCGCAATATGACCGGCCCCGGCCGGCGCAACAGCACCTCGCGCAGAAAGGCGCGCTCCTCCCAGGCGGCGAACCCCAATCCGCCGAGAACCGCGAGAACAACGATCGCAACCACTTTCCAGGGCGCGTCCATGTAGGACAGCACCCGACCGAGAATATCACCGATCAGGCCCCCGGAACGCGGTCCGCCGGGCGGGGTGTCGGTCATGCCGGGGCCGGCGTCGGCCAGGCTTCTTCGAACGCTTCGAGCCGCTCGGCGAGTTCGTTGATCGCGTTCACCATTGCATAGAGAAGCGGGTTGGCGTTAAGCCCCTCCTCTGCATCGCTGGCTTCCGCCGCAGCCGGTAAAATCATTTCCGGCAGGACAATGCGGCAGTCTTCGAGCGCCAAGCCGACAAAACGGCGCTCGCCGTAAATCATTGGTGTGAGTTGGCGGATTGCCTCAAGCCCATGCTCATAGGGGGCAATTGCATCGTCGCGAACTATGCCGGGCCACCGCTCGGTAATTCCCCCCGTCACGCGAAGATCGCCCATCACATTGGTAAAGTGTGCTCTCAAGTTTAGATTGCCGACGTTCGCGCGGGTGCCGGTCTGGCAGATATCAATATCGCCATTGCTTGAAAATGCCCCGCCGGCGATCAAGGCAAAGTCTCCGGCACTGTTTGCCCAACCGACATTAGCAGTGCCGACGACATCAGCGCCGCCGTAGATACTGAGATGAGAGCCCGAAAGCGCTCCGCCGGCGCGCACCGGCCCCTCAATCCACAAGCCGCCATTTGCTTGCCCGTCAACGCGGAATACGAGATTTGCCCCGTCCCAAATCCAGCCGATCGCATTGCCGCTGCCCAAGCCGGTATAAGCGATGCCGTGTCCGGTGAGCGTCATGCTGGGAGTAGTAAGCGAGCCGGCATTGACCCCGCTGTTAAGATAGCACGTCCCGCCGACGCTGAAATCGCCGGTCGATTGGAGGCTGTTCGCCAGCAAGAAGCCGCGCGCGGTGATATTGTTGGCGCCCAAGACAAGGTCGGCCATATTGGCGCCGGCCGCGCCGGTCAAATAGATGGCGGCATTGTCCGGTTTTACGATATAGCCGCCGGATACCTGGAGATTGCCGTTGACTTGCAATGTCGAGAGAAACGTGCCTATGCCAGTTGACGCAAAACCTTGCAGGCAGGTAACGCCGCCGTCACTTTGGACTTGCAGCCCATTGATCGGGACGCCGTTCCCATCATTGACGCCAAGGCGCAGGACGCCGCTCCCGGCGCCGATCGCGTAGCCGCTCGCGAGACTGTCAACGGTATTGTAGAGCACCAGCGACGGCCAGCCGCCGCTGCGGATCACGCCGCGCCCCGAGGTAACGGTGAAATTGCCGGCGACGATCAGATTGCCCGGTCCGCTGAGGGTGCCGCCCGCCAATGGCAAATAGGCCGAGAGGTCAGGATTGGCGGCTTGCGCGATTGCCTGGATCGCTTGGTAGAGCTGGGTGTTGTCCGCCTTGTCGGGCGGCAGGCCGGCGGCCTCGACGACGGCGAGGACTTCTTCCTGCACCATATTGAGCCACCAAGAGTCGAGAATGGTGGCTTCGGCCCCCGAGGCGGGATTGCCGTCCGTGAAAAAGCCGGGAACGTAAGTTGGCGGAACGAGCGGGAGCGTCGGAACCGCGCTCGCGTTGTCAATTCGGTACACGCTGCGAATCTCCCTCGATCGCTGGCGCAGCACCGTTGAGCCCGTCTTGCGCCATCGCCTGCTTTTGTATCTTCGCTAGGAGTGGCGCCACGACGCGGTACGGCCCCTCGGCCAAGATCGCCATCGTCTGATTCCACTCTGCCGCGGTCAGGCAGACGGTAATCTCGTCAGTCGCTTCCATGTTTCCTCCTCAACCAACGACATGCGCGAACGGCGGCAACAGGCAGTAAGTCATCTGCACCGACCAGATGCCGTCGGCATCGACGCCAAAGCGCGGCATGCCGCCCTCGCCGCGCCATATCAGGATCGTCCCTTGCGGAAAGCCACCCATCGGCGCGAGCCCGCCGCTGCGCTGCAAGCGCACTTGGTTGCCCAGCACGTTGAACGGATGCCCGAGCGCAAAGCCGAACATCTCGCGCTGCGCCTCGCCGGCCGACGCAAAGCCATCCATCGCGATCGTCAGATAGGATTGCGTGTGGTTCTCGGCGCGGTCGAAGGTGAATTGCAGCGTGCGCGCGTCTGGGCCGGTAAACGCGGCACCGGCATGCCCTTCGATTTCCTCCCGGAGTGCCGCCGCAGCGGCTTCGGCCTCAACGGGTTCAGGCAGCGTAGTCGCTTCCATTGACTTTAATCTCCTCTGCTCAGCTCCGCGCGCAGCGCGGCAAGCGCGTCGTCGATGTATTGTTTGGTTGCGATATTCCCGCCGATAATCGTGCCGGTGACATTGAGATTGCCGCTAATGCTCGTTTCGGCGGCGTTGATCGTCAAAGTATCGAGCGGCCCGCCGCCGGCGGCGGCAAAGCCCAAGTTGCGAAAGCCGGCGACATTCGGCCGGGTAATCCACCCGGTCGCTGCGTCCTGGCGGTTGAGAACAAAATCGCCCATGATTCGAAACGTGCCATTGCCTGCCAACGTGGCGATTTCATTCGCTCCGGCGTACCAGCTAAAGAAATCATTGCTAGTGCGGCAGCTAAACCACATGCCGCCCGCCATGATGCCGAGCGCCAATTCGGTCGACCCGCCGGCGGGAAACAGCACCAAGCGCGTGCCCGCCGATCGCCCGTCGACGGCGGGCGGAGCGAGCCCGCCGCTGAAGATGAGCGGGCCGGAAGTGCCGCCTTGCAGCAGCGACACCGCGCCGTCTACGGTCAAGGCCCCGTTCACAGTTGCCGAGCCAAAATATTGCAGCAGGCCGCCGGTGCCGATCACAATGCGGCCGATCAACCCGGTCTGATCGGCGATCTCAAAAGCGCCGTCAGCACGCGGGCCGACTGACCATGTACGAGTGCCGGTAATGGTAAACCAAGCGCGGGCCGACATGCCCGATGGCACAGTAAGCTCGAACGGGTCAGACGCACCACCAAGCACCGAGAATTTGCCGGTGCTGCTTATCGCCGCCAGATTGGTGACCGGCGCGTTCGTTGCCGAGTTGACCGTGCGAAACCACAGCGTCGCCGGGTTGCCGCCAACCTGCAAAGCAAAGACCGGCCCCGCGCCGGTGTTTTCTATTGTCAGCCCCGGATTGGCGCCATGACGAACGACAAACCATCCGCCAGTGAGAAGGGCGTTGCCGCCAGTCAGCGGCAGGAACGGGCCGCCCGCTTGCAACGCGCTGATCTCGTCCCGTGCGATTCCGAAGTTCTCCCGCACGCTGATCGTAGTTGGCAGGCCAGTTACCGGCAGGCTCGGATTGATTTGGCTGACCATTACTGTTTATCCCAAATCGAATTACCGCCGTCCCAAATCGAATTGCCGTCATCCCAAATCGAGCCGACATAGGCGAATTGCAGGATGGTATGCGCCGGCTTGAGCGGCCGGATCACGCATTCCAGCATGTTGTTGCCCCAGCGCCGCAACCGTTCGCCGGCGGTACTGCGGCCGGCGCGAAACGACCACATGCGATTGTGCACCGAGGTAATTCGCCAGGTGTAAAGCCAATCAACCCCATTGACCCGATCGCCGGCTCTATTCTGGCCGGCGCGGAAGGCGAAAAATTCGTCGATGGTAATCTCGAAGCCGATCGCCGCGGCGACCGCGATGTAATAGGCGCGGCTCTGCCCGCCGCGCGCCGCCAGCTTGAACAGGACTGCGAGCCGGCGCTCTTGCAAGCCGGTCAAGGGCGGCTCGACGCAAGGATCCGGCAGGCCACAGATGCGCTCCCAATCGGCCAGCGTTTCCAGCGCCGTGCCCGGATAGGCTTCGGCCAACAGGTTACAATCGCGGCGAGTGACGCGCGCGAACTCGACCGCCAGCCCCGCGAAGGTGCGCATCAAGACCGTGCGCGGCTCGCGCGGCCACGCCCAGCCGGTTGGCAGCAGGTCAGCGAGAACCTGGGCGTAGTCGTCGGCGCTCAGACCGCAGACCGGCTGGATCTCAACGTCAGGCTGGGCGTCGCGGGAAAGCTCAACCCTCATTGATAGGTGACCTCCCCGAGCCCGACGATCTCGCCGATCTGCACGTCAATCCGATCGGCCGGGCTGACCAGCACAAAGCGGCGCACGCCTGGGGTGAATGAGATTGCGGCTGACCATTGGTCGCGGAAGATCGAGCCGCCCGGCTCAGCCTCCTCCAGCAGCATGTGGTAAAGCCCGTCATAGATCAGGCTGCGGATTTCTGGTGTGTCGGGGTCAAGCTCGGCAATGATCACGTCAACCGGGACCTCGACCGGAGCGAATACCAGGACCCGCGCCGTGACTGGCCGCACCGGGTCGATGTGGGCTGCCACCAGTGCTACGTCGGCAGGGGTCGGAATGCCCGGGGGGGCGCGAACCTCATCCATCATGAAGCGCACGGTGACTGAGCCCGCGCCGCCTTCCAGCGGGTAGCACCAGGCCCTTGTGACTCCTGGGACCTCCAGCGCCCAGCGCACGTAGTCGAACGCTGCGCCCCCATGGGGCGGCTGGCGGATGCGCGCCAAGATCGCGCGCAACAAGGCAGGGTCACTCTGTTCGTCGGCGCCGCCAGCGAGACCGGGAGCCGCGACCTCACCAGTGACCGCGACCCCGGCGAATGTCGTCATGAGCTGGAGCTGCGCCCCAGGCTCGGCATTGCCAGCGCCGCCGGCCTCGCTCGCGTACAAGGTGACGGTGATTTCGCCTCCTGCCTCGGAAGCCCCGCGCGGGATGATGTATTCAACCCCGTCGCCACGCCGCACTTGGGCATCGTCGCGGATCGAGGCTCCAGGGTCAGCCGGCCAGGTTGCCGGCCCGCTGGCGACGGCTGCCGGGATCCTGGGGACGCCCCAGATCGAGGCCCAGCGATCGAGAAATTCCTTTTCCGCGCTGTCGGGGAATAGTTGGCGGAATGACCAGTCCAGCCGGCCATAGAGCAGATGCGCGGAGCCTGCCTCGACTTCCGAAAATGCGCGCAGATTGTTGACGCGGAGCCGTGTGTCGGCTCCCCTCAGCTTGGCTTCGAGGTCCGCGCCGATCCTGCGGCGCAAATCCTCAAGTAATGGGCGCTCGAATGGCACGGTTCCCCTCGCCCCAGGCCCAGGAATAACGGCGGTTCAACAGTTCGACCCCATCGCGGATGATGACGATCCCGACATCAAGCCGGCCTGGTGCGGCGCGCGGCCACTCGGCGGCGATCGTGATCTCGTCGGCGACGCCATCCTCGAGCATCCAGACCAGCGCCTCGCGGCAGTAATCCTCGGCGCGCAGCCGGACCTGGTTGGTTTCCTTTTCACGACTGATCAGCCACAGCCGCGAGCCGATCGGCCCCTCCTCCGCGCCATCGTCGGCCCACCAGCCGCGGCGGTCGCCATCCGAGGGGTCAGGCAGGGGATCATCCGGCGTGGCCAGGCGGTCGGTGAACAGGCTCAAGATGGTGGCGGTTTCGAGGTCACTCCCGGTCACCAGGTCGCCGCCGGCGAGCACCCAATCGCCGGTAAGCCGAGAGGCATCCCAAGTGGTCAGCAGGTCACTCATCGCGCGTGCTGCCTCCCACGCTGCCCTGGGGCGCGTTTATGCTGCCGGTCGCGTTGAGGTCGCCGTCCAGTTCGATATCGCCCTTGATCGCAATTTCAGGCGCCTCGATTTCGAGCCGGTCGGTTTTGACCGTCACATCCTCTTCGGCGGTGATCACCAGATGCTTCGTGGTGATTTCGACGATCCCGCCGCGCTTCAGGACAATCGAGTCGCCCTCGTTGGTGTAGATCGCGACCGCGCCAGGCTCGAGCCCGGTGAACCGGGACTGGCGATCGTCCGTGGCGACGATCGCGCCATGGTCGCGGCCGCCCCCGACGAAGACGACCAGCGCCTCGCTGTCGACCGGCGGCGCAGACGAAAACCCGTAATTTTGGAAGCGCTCGACCGCCACCTTGTCCTCTTCGTAGAGCAGTGAGACTTGTCCGAGTTGCACTCCGGTTTCATCATCCGTCGCGGCAATGACGCCACGGCTGACCATGTTCATAATCCGCCGATGATCGCTCATGTGGCGCCACCTGGGGGTGCTGTGACAGCACCCGAGGGCGTTCCGTGCATCAGACTAATGCCGCACGTTGGCGCCGTGCACGCATTGCATTCCACCCAGGTCGGATTGCGGCATTTGTGACGCCCGCGGCCGGTGCGAATCATAATCCGCCGATGATCGCTCATGTGGCGCCACCTGTTGGTTGCCATCCGGCCCAGGGGTCGCCCGCGCCGCCCTTCTTTTTGCCGCCGGCTTTTTTGCCAGCCTTGCCGCCCTTGCCCTTGGCCGGGTCCTGTTTGCCCTTGCGTTTCGAGGGGTCGGGCAGAAAGGCATCGGGCAGCGTCAAGCTCAGTTCAGTAATCTCGCCGCCATCATCAAAGCTGTGGGTCACTTCGCCGATGATCAGCTCGTGCGACAATGCCAGCCAGGGGGCTTCGACCCAGACCAGGTCGTTGGTTGCCCACAGCTTGCCATCTTCCTGCCGCCAGCCGTTGACGGTTATGGTTGCCTTCAGGGACTGCCCGACGCGGCGGCGCATTTCCCAATCGGCGCGCTGGGCCGCGGCGGCATCATCAGCTTGTTTTTCAGCCACGATGACATGCGGGCGGTATCTGGTGACGCCGGCGTCGCGGGCGCGGCCGACAATCTGGGTCAATGTCTTGGGGGCCGTCTTGCCCGGTGATTTGGCTGCGGCAGCCTCTGCCTGTATCCGCATTCGCTCGCGATAGCGCGCCGAGATATTGGGGATGCCGCGAAGCTGGCGGACCCGCTCAACCAAGCTCGGCTGCCAGCCGCCGTCGCCGCCGCCGCCCCAATCTTGATCTATCGGCCCGCCGTCCTTGGTCCGGTTCCCCGGCCTCTGCGCTTTGACGATGTAATCCGAGAACCGCTGGCTGTGGTCGAGCTCGGCACTGGCACTGAGAATGTTTTTCCCATGTATAAGATCGGTGGTTGCACGACCGGAGCCGGCGCGCGTGAGAACAAGCCGCCCCAGCGCGTCATCAGTGACCAGAAGTTCGTGCACACGCGACAGCCGTTCGATGAGGGCAAAGCATGTTTCTCCCTGTTGGACTTGCACTTCGGGTTCGGGCGGGGTCTGGGTGCTGACGACGACCTCGACCCCGAAGGGCTGCGCCAGAATGCGCGCAATCTGGCCGACCGTCATGCCCTTGAACTGCCCCCCGTCAACGGTGACCGAGCAATCCACCAGGTCACAGGTTTTCGAGCGGCCGCTTAGACTGATCGAGTGCGAGCCGGCGTCGTAGCTGGGCCCGTATTTGTCGACATAGCCGGTCAGCACGGTTTCGCCATCGAGCTGGATTTCACACGGCTCGCCTGGGGTGATTTGCCAGATGTCTTCCGCGAGCGACCAGCGCTCGGAGACTGTCAAATCAAAGTCGGCGGTGGCGCGCTCGAGACCGCGCGTGATCCTCAGGGCTTGCCAGCCGGCGTAATGCTCGCCTGACACCAACAGGGTAAAGGGCGCCTCGCGCGCCTCGCGGCTCTGCTGGCTGGCGCCGCGGCTGCTCGGCCGGGTTGGGGTGCGGACTTCGCTCATGCGCCTGCCGCCAAAATCCGCCCGGTGCTCGGCAGAAAAGCAGGATTGCGGGCATTGACCCGGTCGCAGAGTTCGAGGTCGCGATCGGTGTCCTGATACATCCGCCAGGCCAGGGTGATCGAATTGGCGGTGATCAGGGTGCGATAGGTCACCAGCGGGTTGAGGCTCGCGGCCCTGGCCATGATCATGGCGTTGATCGCGTGGCGCAGCTCGGCCAGCGCGCTGAATACGTCATCCTGCCCCGCGTCGGCCGTCTGCTGTTCGATCGCGATAAAGACCTGGCCGACCGCCCGGCGCGTCTCGATGGCCTGGTCGTAGTTGTCAAACGCCATGCCGGTGATCGAATAGCCGATCTCACGCAAGGCCAGTTCCGCGACAAAGGCTTCCATCGCGGCGGCATTCCGGGCGCGCTGACCCGGCAGCGAAAGAATGCGCGGTGTGGCATAGGGGTTGCTGAGCAGATGCCTCGGCCTGCTGCTGATGCCATCGGGCAGCATGGCTTGCCCCGGCTGGAAGCCGCCCGAGCCGCGCGGCGCTGCGGCGCGCCACTCGGTCGCCACGGTCAGCATGGCCCCAACGACCGGGCCGGCCTCCCCTGCGTCGGTGAAGGCGGCAAAGGTCCGATCAAATGCGTCCGTCAAGGCTCTGGGATCGCCCACCAGCGAGGGAGCGTTGAGGTTGAGGTAATCGAGCGCGGTAACCAGAGGGGTCTGTGGCAGGCCCCCAGGCAGGCGTAGGAAGCGCAACCCGTCAGAGAGATTGCGCACGTCGGCGATCGCCGCGTCCGCGACCCAGGGACCCGAGCCGGCGACAGAAAACAGGCCGGCGAAATTGGGCATTGCGGCATTGCCCAGACCTCCCGCCGCGTTCGCCACCGCCAGATCAGGATCGGCGTCCTGGCTCGGCTCGCGGACCGAGCCCGCCTCGGCGAATTCGAACGCCAACGAGCAGAACCGGCCGCGCTCACGCTCCTCGGTCGCGGTGATGACACGACAGGCTGCCTGGACCGTGCCGAGCGTGGGGTGAACCAGCTCCCCCGGGCCATCCTCCTCGCATGCCGCCACGAGGCGGTCGCGCGCGGCGAGGAAGTCATCGCCGATGGTGTAGCCGGTGAACCGCCAGACCCTCTGACTGCGCCCCAAATCCTCGGCGAAGGGCGTGTTGCGCGCCGGGTATTCGTGATCGGCCCAGCGCCGCCCGGTCTCAAAATTGACGGTGTCGACGAAGAACCTGGCACCGCGGAACGATGCCGGCCGCAGCTGGGTGCGCCAGCCGCTCATCCGGCGGCGAGCCCTGGCATCGAGCGGCCGACCTCGACATTCGATTGGACCATGCCGCGATCTCGAGTGGTCGCGGTCGCCTTGATGTCGCCGATCGCCTCGATTTTGATGTTGGTGTTGACCTCGCCCTCGACCTTGGCAGTCGTCTCGCCGCCGGCGACCCCGGCGCGGCGCGCGCCCCGGAGCAAGGATCCGCCATCCGCAGGGGCAGCAGCAGGTGCAGACTCAGCGCCGCCGCCAGTAAAGAAATCTTTGACGCCCCCGATCGCGCTTCCGACCAAATTGCCAGCCGCGCCGAGCGCGCCAGTGATCACGCCGACGCCCTTGCCGATGGCAGAGATGATCGGTTCGAGGATGCCCCAGGCCCACTGAAACACCCCGACGACGCCGCCGAGGAGATTATCAAACCATGCCGTGAGACTGCCCCAGGCATCCTTGATGGGCTGCGGGATGAATTTCCCGGCAAACTCCGCAAGCCAGGTAATCGGGTCATTGAAGGCGGCCTCGATCTCGTCCCAGTTCTCCTCAAACCAAGTCCCGAGTGCTTTCCAGGCATCCTGAATAGGTTGCGGTATAAATTCGGCGGCAAATGCAGAAAGCCATTCGAGCCCGCCATAAAAGTGCGCCTCGATATCGGCCCACAGCTCATCGGCCCAGTCGGCCATGTTGTCCCAGGCGTCAATAATTCCCTTGGGGACAAATTTCTCGACCATGTCGTCCAGCCATTTAACAGCTGCGAGAAATGTCGCTTTCGGATCATTCCATAGATCGACGAAGAACTTTTTGATCGGCTCCCAATATTTGTAGATCAGGTATGCCGCCACGCCGATCGCGACGATTGCCGCGATAAACCAGCCGACCGGGGTTGCGGCCAGGGCGGCGGAAAACGCCTTGATCGCGGCGCCAAGCGCCGGGAAGGCGGCGGTCAACCCGGTCATCGACGCGATCGAGCCGACCATCGACACGCCGAGCAGCGCCAGAGACTTGACGACATTGGCAATCGCCAGAACGAGGGCCTTATTCATGTAAATCACAAGCGCGGCGAGCACGTTTTCCCAACCGCCGACCTTTTTCGCTACCCAATCCATTCCTTTGACAAAGCCCTTGAGTCCCTCATAAATCCCTTTCCAGTTAATCGACTTAATGATTTCACCGAGCTTGCGAATGAACGCAGTCACTTCGGTTTTGATGACCTCTTTATTCGCAAGCACCCATTCTTTCATTATCTTGAGAACAGGTTCGACCGCCGGCAGCAAGGCACCGAAAATCGAGTTTTTGACGCCAGTGATTGATTTGGTGAAATCGAGCCAGGCGTCTGCCGCCTTCTCGGCCTCGGCTGCGTCGGCATTGGTGATCACCCCGAGGCGAATGGCTTCCTTCATCAACTCTTGCATGCTGATTTTGCCCTGGGCGAACATGTCGATCAGAGCGCCGCCAGATTTGCCGAACAGCTTCAGCGCTACGTCGTTGCGCAATACTGGATTGACGTTTTTCTCGAAGCCGGCGGCGACTTTGGGCAGGATCGACGCCAGGTCTCCGGCTTTGATTTCCTGCATGGAAACGCCCATTTTCGACAATAGCGGGATGAGGTCTTTCGCCGCCTTGCCGCCTTTGCTGGCCGTCCCCAGGGTTTTCATGAATTTGCCGAGCGCGCCCTGGGCGACCGAGGCATCGACCCCAGACCGTTCCGCGACATAGTTGAACTGCTGGAGATATTCCGCCGTGGTGCCAAACCGGCGCGCCGTCTTGGCGAGCTTGTCCGCGGTCTCGATGTAACCCTTCATCCCCGCGACCGCACCGCCGAGGCCGGCGATCCCGGCCATGGCCGTGAGTGGACCAAGTAGGCGGGTGACTTGACTAAGTAGACCGCCCAGCGAGGAGCCGACGCCGCGGATGCCGGCTGTCAGGCCATGAAATTTGAACGCGTTGAGCTTGAAGAACGCGCCGCCGGTGGTTTGCGCGGCCTTGCCGGCGGTGGTGATCCCGCCGGTGATCTTGCGCAGCGGACCCGTCGCCTGATCGACGACGCGCGCAATCGCACTAATGTCGATCCTGTCCGCCATCGCTGCTGTGCTCTAACTCCTCCAGAATGCGGCGCGTCTGATTCTCGTAAAACACCAGTTCGTCGAGGGTCAGCTCTAATGCGGTCCGAGGGTGCCATTTCCAGATAAAGGCGAGGTCGAAGGCGCGCTCGACGAGTCGTCCCCCGCCTCCGGGTCCCCGAAAAAACTGAATACCCGCAACATGCAGGCGTTCCAGTCACGCATTGTGAGCTGGTTGACCGAGGATGGCGGGATGTTGCCGAGACGCGCGATCAAGGCACTGACGATTGCCGCCTCGATCGTGCCGTCCCCTTTGAACGGATAGCCGCACGCATTTATGTCGCCGGGCGTCAAATCGCGCAGTTCGATTGCCCGACGCTCTTCGCCGTGCGCCTGGATCGGCGTTCGCAGTTCGATAATCATAGAACCTCCTCACCCGCCATGCCTTCCCAGCGCACCGTAGCCTGGCCGTCGGCAGCGTTGAATTCTCGCGCGGTCGAGGTCCAGCCGTTGCGCAGGATGTATTGCTTGCCGTTGGCCAATTCGGCGGTGACCGTGACGTCGTCCATGCGCTGCAGTGCCACCAGCGATAGCCCGTTCAAATCGGAGAAATCCCCTTCGATGAAGGGCACGCGCGGCCGCTCGATATAGCCATGGATGCCGTCCTGGCCGGGGATGCCCTCGCGTTCGATGGTGTCGATGCTGACGGTCAGGTTGCCCCGCAGCGGATATTGCTGACCGTCCACGTAGACGTAGGCGACCCCGGCGACGCGACGTGCTGGCATGATGCGACCTCCTCAATAAACCACGTGGTAGTAACCAAAGCGGCCTCCCAGCAATCCCAGGATCAGGATTACGATCAGGATCAGGACGAGAATGCCGCCGATCCCGTAGGGTCCGCCCTGCTGGTAGTAGCCGCCTCGATACCAGTAGCCGCCGCCGCCCAATAGCAGCACCAGCAGGATGATGATGATGATCAGGTCCATGGTCAGGCTGCCGCGGCCGTCGCGCTGGCCGAGTAGCGCAGGCGAAATTCCACCAGCATCGCGAAAATCCTGAGCTGGTTGACGAGGTCGGGCGGCAGCAGGACATTGACCCGGTTCGGGTCGTTGGGATCGCGCTCGACGACCAGGAATCGCTTGAACGCGTCCATGTTCTCGCAAATGCCTTGTTCGATCAGCTCCGAATAGGCCGCGATCAGCTCGGCGCGGATGATGCGCGGGGTGACGATCGCCTGGCCGAGCCCGAACGGAGTCCCGTCGTTCGCCAGTTTGTGCCTGGGGAATTTCTGGAGGATGCGGATCCTCATAAAGCGGATGATGAACGCCAGGGTCGCCAAGGTCTGCACGTCCAGATAGCTCGGATCGGGCTGGTTCCAGACGTTGCGCTGGTAGGTTGTAACGCAACGCTCGATCGCCGCCGCGCCCCCTGACTCCATCTCGGTCGCTACCCCCGAATAGAGCAGGGTATTGCGCTGCGACATGCTCAGCCGGTTGCCGCGCGTTGGCACCAATGCCCCGACCAGGGGCAGGGTTTGCAGCGGCCTGGCCGGGTCGATGCGCAGCGAGGTCGCGGCCTGCGCGCACAGGGCCGCGGCGCGCCGCCAGCTTACCGTGGGGCTGGGGGCGGCCCCCAGGACCGAGACGTGGGGATCATTCCTGGCGACCCCGAATGCCTGCAATTGCGAGAAGGTCCCGCTGCGGGCAAGGAAGGCGTGGCCGTAAATCTGGCGGCTCCAGGCCCACCGCCCGGTCACGTCGTTCAGCTCCTCGGCCAGGGCGTCGAGCGCGGCGCTGTCGGTGTACGGCATCGAGATAAAATCGTATTCGTCGTCACCCATCGCGGCGATCGCCGGAGCCAGGTCCACCAGGCCGGTGCCTGGGACCTTGATGATGTTGACATCAAGACCGGGCGGAATGCTTTCCCCGCCAGCCATGCCGCGATAATTCAACACGACATCAATCTCATTGCCGATCGCGCCCTTGTTTTTGACGGTCAGGCTGACTGAGGGGTCCGGTGGCAGCAGGTCAGCCGTCGCGGTGACCAGGGAGAACGGATCGGCGTTGACCAGCGCCGCCAACGCAGTCAACAGCGAGGTCGGCGTCGCATTGGCCGCGACATTGAGTGCGTAGCGGTCGCCGCCGATGTAGAACGCGATCGTCCCCGGCGCCGAGGGCGCGCCCTCAAACTCAATCGTGATCTTGGCCGCGACCGCCGCCGTGGCATCCTCATGAGGGATCGCCCAGACCGTGCCGTAAGTGTCGTTGCGGCGGTAGGCAGTCATCATGTCGGCCAGGATGCTGCCCGCGCCGAATAGGCCCATGGCATCGCTGGAGTCGCGCACCAGGACCGGTTCGAGCGGGGTTGCGGTCCCGGCCGGGAGCATCGGCCCGATCAGCAGCGCCGGCTGTAGGATTTGCAGATAGGAAGCCTCGCGGTTGCTGACTTCGGCATAGAACAGGGGAACCCGGATATTTGACGGGATGCGCTCAAAGGAAACCGGCATCGGCTCAATCCTTTTCGACGGGGGCGGGATCGGACTTTGGCACCCCGCGCGCGGCGCGCGGCGGCGCGGGCTTCAAGAAATTGGCCGTGACCTCGATGCGCCCATCTGGGCCCGGATATTTGATATTCGGGTCGGCCGCCGGGCTGATGACGTCAATCTCCATGTGGATTTCCTCGAGCGTGTCGGGGACCCGCGGCTCGTACCATTCGCTGATCGTCAGGGCGAAGTTGATGGTGGCGACCGTGGTGCGGCTTTCGCCTTCGATGTCACGGTCGATATCGGTCGTGACCCCACGGATTTGCTCGTAGCCGACGAGCCATTCGGGATCCCCGAGCAGCCAATCCTTGATGTCGTCGCACAGATGATCGACGCGCTCGGCCGACGCGGCGTCGGTCACATCCTCGGCGACAATCTGCACGACCAGACTGGTGGTCGTCAGGAAGTCCGGGATGTTGATCGAACGGCCTTCGGAAGTCTGGGAGGCGTAGACCCTGAGCGCCGGCAGCATCGCGCGGCTGATTTGCGCCTGACGCGAGTCAAAGACGTGGCGGAACTGCGGCAACCGTGTCAGCCGCTCGCACGTATCCTGCCGAAGCTGCGCCAGGTAGGACATGAGGCCGAGGCTGCGCCGCGCCGGCGGCATAAACCACGGCGGGAATCAGGGCGAAAATTGGAGAATTTTATGCGGTTGGGAGGGGTTCGCCTGGGCAGGCCGGGTTCCCCCCTCCCTTGGGCTCACTGCTGCCGGCCTGCCGTCAGAGGTCGCCCAACTAGTGCCCGAACAATCGACGCAAGCGTCTCCGGGTTATCGGCGCGTTGGGTCCACTTCCGGCGCCCCTCCCGGCCTCTGAGGAGGGCGACCGCCGACTCCTCCCGCGGGCGGCTCCGGCAGTGCGTCCATGTCCACCGAGAAATATCGCCAGCCGTAGCCCGGCACGTGCGCCAAGACGATGAATTTGCCGTGCGCGTGCGGCGGGCGCGGCCAGATCGACCCTGGCGGAAAGCCGGTGTCGGGGTGCCCGGGATCACCCGGTGGAATCGGCTCGATTGGATGCCCCGGAGACGGGCCAGGCCAGATCCCCGGCGGCGGGTCGATATCCGGCGGCTCGACTTCCGGCCGTTCGCCTTCTTCCAAACCATAATCGGGATCGGTCGGACGGCCAGGCCAGGGGAGGCCATGACCGGGGCGCCCGAGCCCCCGCACGGCGATCGGACTGTCAGACGAAACAAGATAGCGCGGCATCTATTTCTCCCGTCGTGAAAGTGAAACAATGATACA